CTGGAGAAATTCAGAACTTCGGCATCATGACAAGTAATGCAGCTGGAACCGCTGGTGACCTAGCTGGAACGATCGATTCCTCAGGAACAATGGCATTGACGGCTGGCGGCGCGGGAACATCTGCAATCGGACAGTTCTCTAGTGAGCTCATTATCAAGTAAGGAGAATCCTCGTGAGCATCCTTTCTGGAAAGACCTCGTTATTTACTGCGATGAGTGTGGTGGCAATCCTGTTTACAGATGCCACCGCCCAGGCAGTCCCCGTTGTCCCAAATTTTCAGCAGGGCCAAATGACGACTCACACAGAGACCACATCTGAGGTGGTTGAGGTGATTAATTCCATGGACTATAACACTGGATATACATATAGTGTAAGTGGTCATGGTGTTGAACCTCAAAGTGGAACAAATATAACTCCGTCTGGAACAACATCTATAAATGTCCAGGCACCATCATCATCAACGAATAGTAATGGAATTTCTTCGACATGGACAGGATTGAATATGGGAGCAAGACCAGGATGGAAGCAAAGCACTCCTGGTGGAAGTTTCTCGTTCGTAGAATCGTACATGGCACCAGGTCTCTCGAACCACACGATTATCGAGAGAACCACAAAAATTCAAAGCGTAACAGACACTACAAGTATCTTTACCCAGTAGTCGCACTACTATGTGCAGCACCAGTTAATGCAGAAACTGTTGGTGGCGTGTCTGCTACTGCAGCTCCAGTGGCGAATAGCTCTGGCTCAGTGACCAACCAGGCAATCCAGGTTTTACAAGGTCCATATATCACCAACACTTACGGGGACGGCATTAGTTGCCAAGGTCCCACACTCAACGTTACACCATATGTTACACGCAGCTATAGTTGGCAGTTCCCATATGAGAGTCACTATGCTGACCCTGTATATAACATGCTCGACCTTACTGGGGATTTTAATGACGATGGGGATCCTATCCCTGACGGGATTCCTGACAACCCAGGTGACATTCTCTACTATCGAGATATCAGAACGGGACAAAAAGATAACTACAACTGGAACGCAGGATTCTCAGCAACAATCTCGTGGCCATTAGATAAGAAACAACAAACACTTTGTAAAGAAGCAGCACAACATCATAATGATTTGCGTGGTCAAATGCTTGCCAACCGTAGATTAGAGTTTGAGCTTACAAGATTAACCAAATGTGGAGAGATGGCAAAGAAAGGTATTACCTTCGCTTCATGGAGTCCTTACTATCGTCTATGTCAAGACATAGAAGTCAAAAATGTAACAGGTGTGCCTCAACATAGTCACGTCATTCCTCAGAAAGTTTCTACCAATGCAAATGACTTAGGTCTACCAATGTCTATTGGTGACACTAAAAAATAATTACTTTTTCTTTTTGGGTTGCTTGAGTTCAGGCAACCCTTTCTTTTCTCTATACTTATTGGCACGAATCTCATTAGCAGATAACTTAGGAGGTTCTTTTCCTAGTGCCTTCTTGATCTTTTTAATTATCTGTTTAACAATTGGTTTAACAACTTTCAATAAGAATGGTGTTGCTGTTGCTGCAGCAGTTGCAACAATAGTGATACCTACTGTAGTTGTAACTTGTCCTGTTGACGGAACTGCTTTAATAATCTGATCTGTTACATTTAAGTCTTCTTTGATTGCGACACACTGGTTTTCAATAAATTTATACTCTACAATCTTTTTCTTACCAGCATCAGTCAACGTACCTACAGGTGCTTCTATCTTCTGCACTTCTGTAGGACACTGCGGTAATTCATTTGGTATTTTAGGTGTCTCAGGAACAATAGGTTCGGGAGGTGGAATCTTAGGAGGTTCCACCTTTTCTTGTTCCCACTTAAGTTTGTCTTTGTTATAGTCAATAGGATTGAATGACGGCACACCAGAATCACAATAGACCTTCACACCTCTAGGGTCATCAATCTTTAGCGACTCTTTATTACTTTCATGTGCTTCAACACAACCAGGTATATTAACGATTGGCACACCAATTTGACTAGTCACTGGTGGTGCTGGAGGAATGACCGTAGGTGCTTCCTTCAACCACTCAGGCGTATATACTCTAGGAATTGGTTGTATGCCTACCCTGTTATGGGGTATCGCTATCTTTGGTATCTCCATCTTCACAGTCCTCACTTAAATCACTAGCAATTTCACCACCAACCTCGGCACCTTTATCGCCACCGAAGATAGCAACCAGACCGCCTAGGACAGGTCCTACGAAAGGAATACCTGTGACAGTACCTGCTGCTGCAGCACCCATACTAGCGCCTACGACACGACCAGTCTGTTCGCCACCGCCCACCGCTTTTATACATGCGACGTTGGCAGCGGTCAACTTTCCCGCGTCATCCGCTCCTAGATGACGAGCGCCATCCATAGTATATTGTTCTTCAAAAGTGACATTTGATTTACCACCGATGCCAAAGAATCCATTAGTCTTATCAACATATTTGTTGACACCCATGACCTTAGGATCATTAGAACGGTACTTAATACTATAACCATTTGGACCCACGTTTGCTTCGTAGGCAGAGTAATCACCTACAGGAGGATTGATCACTGGTAATTTTTTAGAATTCCAGATCATTCCAATCATACCAAGATGAGCAATGCCAAAAGCACCACCCAAAATAGCAACTAGGAGATTAGTAGGTTTCATGGCATTGTAGGAAGTCCACCCTGTAATGGGACAGCAGGACCAGTAACATCAGGTAATCCAGCATCTAAGATGTCAGGAAGTTTATCTGTAATACCACCAATAGCACCATCGACAAGAGTACCAGTAAGGTCCTTGATCAGTGCATCCTTTTGAAAATAGAGATATGTTCCACCGCCGACGATGCCTGCGACACCAGCAAACGATAGAATTGCTAAGACGTTAATAATTTTTTGCATGATTACATTTTATAAGTGTCATCTGTAGTGATCTTGATCGGTGCCTGCTCAATTCTAATTGTTTGAGTAGGTGTAGATTCTTTCGCAGCAGCAATCAATCTTTCTAAATCTGCTTTAGTGATTCCACCAGCAGCGGCAGCAGCTTGTTGCTGTTGCATCTTCATGGTGCCATCATTAGATTTTTTTGCCGTCTGAACCCCGAACGTAGCTAAAACGCCAGTAAAGACGCTGGCTATGAATGTCGGATCGAGATCTTGTTCAGGAAACTGAAGTGCCTTAGGCAGATCTACATACGCTAAAGTTAGAATGCCACCAGACCATACCAAAATTCCTAACCTTACGAACGTAGACAGAATCGCTAGTTGCTCTTCCTTGTCTTCAGATGCCTCTTTGAGTTTACTGAAGATACCCTTCTTTTTAGGTTCTTCTTGTTTTACTTCTTCTTCTGGCATTTATATAGATTCGTGGCAGCTCTATTTAGGATTCTACAACTTGTCTTTTTTTGCCAATATTATACTTGGACTCAAGCGTCCAATCCCCTTTCTCTTTAAATGCAATGACTTTAATCTGACTGAGGGGAGCAGCGTCCTTTATTAAATCTTCTTTAACAATTTCAATAAGACCCCAATCAGAAAGTAACTTAATAATTCTGTTTCTACGTTGCACATCATTCTCAGAAAGATTCGCTTTCTTTCCATCTAGAGCGAACAGTTCTTTGAAATGCACAATGTAATATTGCCCCTTCTTATGCAGAATGTGGCATGATTGATATAACTTTCTTTCTTTGCGTGAAGCAACACCAATACGAGTAAGAGTTTCACGAACTTTCAGGAAGTCATCAGGTTCCTTCAAATTCACTTCAATCATATCCTCTTTGGTCCACTGGACTTCTTTCACATCATTCATCGTTTCTTACCCCCTTTATTCAGTTTAGTTCTAATGAAATCGATTTGATCTGGAGTGAGAATCCTAAGTGCTTGTATTGCCTTTTCATTGGAATAACCATAGTATTGCTTGACAAGTTCAAGATTATCAACCTTTTGTTTCTTACCCCAAGGAGAAAATCTCTTGCGGGGTCTCACCGTATTTATAAAGAAATCATATTGTAATTTCTTGTCTAGGTGAGAACATACATTCATTTCATTGGCGAACATAATAGTATCTAGGTGTTGTGACATGCACCTATTGACTATGTATTCTGGATAGTTCTTCTCCCAAAGGGGATCTTCTTCCATCAAGTAATCTTTACTGTAGTTGATGGAGTTCAAATAATCCTTTAGAGGATATCGTTCATCATATGCCATGTGTTTAGTTCCTTGATCAATTGTTGATTGTTTAATCCTGAATCTGCAGAGTCAAAAATGCAATTGTTATGACATCCACGGGTTCGTACATAATGTAAAAAGAATTGTGCATACTCATCACCTTCGTATGCTCCAACTCTATAGTGTGGAACTATTGTCCCTAGGTATAGTATAGCATCACCTGGATTCAAAGAAAACTTTTTGTCATAACATCCAAAATACCATTCTTCGTCCCCATACAAATGAACAGTCATTGATATCTCACATGCTGCTCTATCTGTATGCTTAGGTAATGTGTCACCTCTTCTGTAAACCCTACCAAATGAGTAGGTAGGGAATACAGGTTCTCCGACTAGTTCACCGACTTTTCCTATTTGTTCACAGAGTAGTTCTGCTGCACCTATGGGATTATATTGTGCTGCACAATTAGGTGCTACATCCCAATCAGATTCCCAATCATATTTGTTTGCATCTGATATAAGTTCTTCAGCAAGAAGACCTGCTCTGTTATAGGATATAAAGTTAGGGAGGTAAAGGTACTTGTCCTTTACAAATTGTTCCCTCATAATTAAAAGAATTTTTCTAGTGTTTGTTGTTCTGGTTTAAGAAAGAATTCAGGATACTCTTTGAATACAATAGGATCAAACCTACGATAAATCAAATGATCCGACCACTTAATGTCCGATGGTTTTCTTTTCCAGTTGTCTCTATCTAGACAAGGATTCTTAGTTGCAACAAATGTTCCATCGTCTCTTAATGGAATTAAACTTACTGGTGTTTCCCAGATAAGTTGACGGTAAGGTGTTAGAAGAACATGATAGAAATAATCATAATCATCAGGTCCCCTTTGCCTCCTACCATTCTTTAAGTGTGGTGCAGTTCTTCCACCACTCTGAAAGTTAAAGTTAAATCGAGAACGAAATACTTTGTTTGTACCACCAGATCGGTTGTACATTCCTCTATCCATCTCGTATTGATATACAACTTTCTTGACTTGTCCTCGCACCCAACCTTCTTCTTTTTTCTCGATCAAAATATCAACGCCGTCATCTACGTTGGGTTCTGCTACATTAACATTTTGTTGGAGAAAATATGCTTTAACTAATAGTTCACATGCGGTCCCACCAAACTTGGTGAATCCGTCTTCTCTAGAGAGGGGTATAGTTTCCTCTTCTAAGAGAGGTGGCATACATGGGATTATACGTTGTGCGTTAGGAGATCTAGTCATTGTATTATACTGTATAGTTTAGTAGTAATAATTCTTTTCTTTGTTGTTGTTCTTTCATGTATTCTCCGACTGATCGCATGGTGTATGTGTGATCATACTCATACGGTTTCCAGTCGATAAATCTGGATTTGATTAGATTAGATGAATTATATGAGACCATTTGGTCGCAACCATATTTATCACAATCAAAGTAAAATTTGTCATGATCAAACCCTTTGTGCATGTTTCCACGTTTTCCATAGAGATTAGACTTAATCTCATAAGGTGGATCTAGATACACAAAAACATCACGATCATCTGTCATCAATTCTTCGTATGACAGATTAGTGATTTTCCATTTACTGATGAGTTCTTGGTAGTAAGGAAGTTTCTCGATTCCTCGCATACTAAAGTTTGAGTCTGACGCCTGCTTGCTGAACGAGGAGGACTCAGTGAGACCAGAAAAAGAGCACTTGTTAACAATATAGAAACTGACAGCACGATTCTTAGGAGTAGTAAATCGCTCTGGTTTAGAGAGATATTCTTTTGCCTCCAAGAAGAGATACTTTGCCGAAGTTGGATCAGGGTGCCTTTGTTTAAGTTGAATAAGTTCATTCCTAATTTCTTTCCCATTCGACTGAAGTTGTGTCCAGAAAGTGTATAGCGGTTCATACAGATCATTAACCCACACATCAAGGTGCGGGTGCGTCTGTGTGATGTACAACGCTACAGATCCTCCACCAAGGAAAGGTTCACGAAACTCTTTATAATCAGAAAAAAGTGGAAAGAACTGTGCCATCTTTTTGACAGCACGGGACTTACCACCAGGATAACGAAGAGGAGTTTTCAGAGATGTCATCAGTGAGGATCATAGTAACGAATAAGTGCTCCTGCCGCAGCGATGAGCACAACAATAATTATTAGTGCGGTCATACGATAAGTTTTTTGGTTGGCGTTGTGATAACGCTCTTGCGGTTGAACATTTTATTATACTGTTCTTCCAAGTTTGGTGCAAGTTTTGCAACAAAGATTACAAAGTTCTTAGGAATAGTAAGTTCCTTTTCTTCAGGATCTTGCAAAGGTGCAAATGGAACAAACCCAAGTTGGGTGCCATCAGCATTTGCAGGAACAGCGGTGATAGCATCACAGATGGTAAGACCTTCTGCAGTATCTTCGATCACGTCAGCAACGACGTTTTCTCCACTCATAAGACGAATGTACTGTACGCTCATTTCATTTTCTCCATAACAGATTTAACAGATTCAGACATTTGGCGATAACCATTGCCCACATAAACTTGTCCTGCAACTACAGCGACAGTTGCAAGACCCCAAAAGACATAATACCATTGAGACTTGATTTGCTTAATCATTTGAATTCACATTCTAACATCAACTGAGTCATACATGCAAGTAGATTGATCTCTTGATCAACCGCAAAAGCAGATTTGTATTGATACTCTGCGATAATCAGAACAGCAGCAGCAACAGATGGTCCTGTCATTACTGCAGATAGATTATCATAAAGTTTACGCATGATGGCAGTAGGATCAGAATCAAGATTCTGTGTAACCCACTTCTTTACATCATTGAACTTTTTGTGCTTCAGACTGTCAACCAGAGAATCGATATTAGCATCACCTAGCGCCGCCAGAATGCCAGTATCAATAGACCCTGCGCTTGAGTATCGCTGGAGTTCATTGAGGGTTCTTCGGAAGTCGGGGAAGTATTTCTGTACGACCTCAGCAACAACTCTAGGTTGGAAGGTGACCTCTTCGCGTTGGAGGATATCTCGGCAACGGTTGAAGAAAGAACCTGCCAACTCTTGCTTAACCTTTCCACGAACATTAAACTCAATGACAGTCGTCCTACTATGTAGAGGTTCAATTATCTTGTTCTTGAAGTTACAGGTAAAGATAAAACGACAATTCTTCTGGAACTCCTCAATCGATGCCCTGAGTAGAAGTTGGACATCAGGCGTTGTATTGTCTGCCTCATCGATGATAAGAACTTTGTGACGAGCAGTAGAAGTGAGAGACACAGTAGAAGCAAAGTTCTTTGCCTGATTGCGTACAGTGTCCAAGAATCGACCTTCATCAGATCCGTTAATGACATAATAGTCTGCTCCCAACTCATTACAAAGTGCTTTGGCAATTGTAGTTTTACCAACACCAGCAGTTCCAGACAGAAGGAGATTAGGAATCTCGCCCTGTTCAACAAAACTTTTAAAGGTGTCTTTCACATTGGCGGGAAGAATACATTCCTCAATAGTCTGAGGACGATACTTCTCCACCCATAAAAAATCATTCATCTTCTTCAATAAAACTTCTTTGTAGTTCGGTTCCGTGCCAGTCGGATGCCTCCATACGTTCGTACATGTATTGTGCTGCACGTTGAGGTTGTGTAGTATTACCACAGGTGAATACATCACAGACAGCAAGGCACTTCTCTGGCCAAGTGTGAATACTGATATGGGATTCAGCAAGAAGTGCTACAGCGGTTACACCATAAGGTGTGAACTTATGCGACGACACATCAAGCAATTTGCTGCCAGACATTACAGCAGCATTTACAAGCATGTTACGAATGTGCGCTTCATCATCACAAAGAGGAAAGGGGCAACCTTTCAGCGTGAATAGGATGTGTCGCATAATAGGTCACGGTTCTAGTGCAATAAAGTATTTAATGTCTTCGCCCTCGAAACGAGCGACGTTTTGATTACTAATGTAAACATGATAAGCACCAGGCAAGAGTTTCAGGTTCTCAACCTTGAAACAATAACAGAACTTATCAGTGTTTTCCATAGGCATACCATCTACCTGAACGGAATAACTGTTAGAAGTTTCATTCTTACGATCAGTCACAGACAACAGCATCTGATCACCATCAGCATGGAGACACAAATCAGGCAGTTGATAGATACTTGCTGCCCTCTGCAATTGTTGTAGTGCGTTAGCAGGGAGAATAAAATCTACATCACAACTAGGGAGATTGATTTCTTTCTCAGGAGGTTGAGTGATGATATCAGGATCAGCATAGAAGAAACGTGTCTTCGACCTTCCTGCAGTATCACTTACAGTGACGTAATTGGACTCGGTAGTATCGATCTTTGGCGAATCAAAGAGAGACAGACCGCCAAGGAATACACCCAGATCGTAAATAGAAATCTGCGAATCAAACTGCTCTTCGACTTTAGCGATAGCAAGAATGTTTTTGTTGATGCTAAGAGTAGCAATTGTATTGCCAGGTTTGATAACGATTGATTTATTAATCGAACAAAAGTTCTTAAGGACTTCAATAGTTGGGCGGGAAATTACGGTCATCGGTTGGGATAGTCTTCACGGTTTGCACTTTGGTCGCTGAAATAAAGCAGCAACAATCCATAATGTAGGATTTTAATAATGTCACGACGGGCAGTGCCCTTCTTGTCATAACGAGAAGCATACTTTAGGATGTTACTCCTACAGAATGCTTCAGCATCACCACAGGCATCAATCAGATCTAGCGTCTGAATCTTGTCAGTTGCATAATGCTGATTGTATGTGCCTGCAATGTAATCTTTCAACTCCCTTAGGAGTTCTTCTTCATTGTATTTCATGATCAGCAGGGTACATCCCCATCATTGTACTCTGAATCTTCTCCTGCGTCAACCTTAGTATAGAGATCGAGGAAAGATTGTTTAGTATCTTCATCAAAACGATTTACACAAGACTTGATTGCAGTCAAACGATCACCAAAAATCTTTTGTGCTTTTACAATATGAACAAGACGACGAGTAGTAACAACTTCATCAACACCACCGTCGAAGAAAGTTTTACGAATAACGCCTGCCCACTTGATAAGATTATCAGCAAACTCTTGATCGCAACCTGCGTTCAATAGAATCTTAGTTTCAATGGAAGCGGTAGGGTATTCCTGTTCAAAGGTAATTGGGAATCGCTCAAGGAAAGCTTCATTAAGAATATTAGTTCCAACAAAGCGACCGTCATCGCTGCCTTTACCTTTAGTATTTGCAGTTGCAATAACATTAAAACCTGCCTTTGGATTGATGTATTTTCCGATTTTCTTCAAGAATACACCCTTTCCTTCCAAAACTGACTGAAGGCAAAGAATCTTATTACTAGCAAGGTCGATCTCGTCTAGAAGAAGTACAGCTCCCCTTTCCAAAGCTTCAACCACAGGTCCGTTGTGCCAAACAGTGTCGCCATTAACAAGACGAAACCCACCAATAAGATCGTCTTCGTCAGTTTCGATGGTGATGTTGACACGGATCAACTCTCGATTAGTCGTTGCACACGCTTGCTCAACGGATAGAGTTTTGCCGTTTCCAGAAAGACCTGTAATGAATACAGGATAGAATTGATTAGATTGGATAACTTTGCGAACATTGCTGAAGTTACCAAAAGGGACGTAGGAATCATCTTTTGATGGGATGTAGGTTACTTCAAGAACAGGAGAGGCAGAAGGAGCATCGTAAGCACGTTCAATTTCTTGTGCAGTTAGATTCCACTTGCCTTTACCAGATTTATAAGACTTGAGGCGTTTACAAGCAGTAGCGTAAGATACTTTCAACTGATTTGACGCTTCACGAATGTTTTTGCATCCCACTTCCTCACCTACATGCTCAGTCAAATACTGAACGAGGTCTTCGGTTGTCACTGGATTTGGTTCAAAAGGCATGGGATTTTCGGATTGTTTTGTTCGTATGTGTTTATTATAGCAGATGAAACTGCTGTGTGAAGGGGTAGTGGACAGTTAATTAATCGAACACTGCTGTCACACCCATCACTGTTGCTTCAGGATTGCGAGCGAGAGCGATCTTCTTGGCATGGTCATAGTCTCTCGCAACTACGATTTCATCAAAGATGGTGCCAGCGATGAACAATTGTACTTTACACTTCATGAGATCTTGTTTGAAATAGGTTAAGTTTGGTTGTTGATCGTTATGTGTATTATAATCTCCACTCATGCTATTTGCTCAATGAATGCATTGAGAACTGTTTTGTTTGTCATTTTAGAACCCATATGTTTTTTGAATGCGCGACCGAGTTCTGCTCTAGTTGCAACTTCACCTTTTTGCTTTACTTCTAGTTCCATAGTTCCTTCGCCATTGTTTTTGTCTGGCATATAGAAGGATTCATGATAACCCATTTCTGTTTTGATGGATGCAAATCTATGCTTTCTCCACTGTTCCTCAACTCGACCAAAAATTTCAGGAGCAGTGAAACGAACCAGACGACTCAATTCTGCTTTGCTACAAATCCTGATACCAACCCAATTGAAATCAGTAATTTCTTTGAAGTAACTTACGATCTCTTTGGTAGTATTGTAAGGATCACTGTTGATCTTGCGAGAGTATCCAGTCTTAGGATCTCTGAGGAAGAAAACACAGTTCCTATGATGACAAAGATATTGACTCTTGAATTTGTCAGTTGTCCATGTCACCTCTTCAGGAGTAGGAGTGAGGAAAGAAATAGGATTTGATTCACCATCAGTCAAGCAAATCATAGTTACTTTAGTGATATTCTCTACCTTTCTGAGAAGATCAACAATTTCACGAGAACACATAATTGCTTCTGCAAGTGGTGTACCACCGAGATTGTATTTAGGATCTGCAGATATACGATGACCACCCATAGCAAAGACTTGTAGGAAAGTCAATTCCATTGATTTCTCCAAAGACTTAGAGTTTTGACGTGAGGAGAAAAACTCAACCAATCGGAAATCTCTTGTAGGAGCGAGAAGATTTTTTTCCCTTTCAAAACCAGGATGTCCCTCTTGATCATGCTCAAAGTCATAACTCAAACCATTCTGGAATGCATATACACGGAAGGGAATACCTGCTTTCTTACAGAACCACATGAGGTTGTAGAGTTGCTTGAGTGTATCCAACATTTGATACTGCATAGATCCAGACCAGTCAAGATACATGACAAGACCATGATTCTTTCCTTCAGGAACAATAGTAACTTTCTTGAAGATATCTTCAGTAAGTTTGTATTTGAATAGTTTATTTGTATCAATAACTCCAGTCTTGGATGTAGCAGAACGACGATACTCTGCTGCAGACTTTTTCATTTCAAACTGCTTGACCAGATAGTTTACACTTTTCTGAGCATTCTTTTTGAACTCTTTGTATTTTCCAAGAGCATATTCAATATTGCTTTTGATATATTCAGCATGATCTTCTGAAGGATATTCTCTTTCATAGTACCACTCTTGAAGATCTTTTTGAACTTGATCGTGAGGTTGAATGATTTCTTTTAGATCAATCTTAGGAAGATTGAGATAGATCCATTCCTTTGCATTATCATCAATCAAAGTCTCAAGTGATTCTTGCAGAGCAGCATCAGTAACTGATTCAGTTTCATCCATAGGAAACTGTTCTCCACCCATAGTGCCGCCAATCTTAGGAGCATCAGATGTGTATGAAGGAGTATCAAGATCAGGATCTACTTCACGTTCTTGAGGACGTTTTGTAGGATCATCATCAGTGAACCAATCTTCTTCTGCATCACCTTTCTCTCCATCAGAAGTTGTAGGAGTCACTTCTTCCTGCTTATCTGCTTGAAATTCACTATCATCAGATTCAGGTGCAGAGATCTCGTCAATCTTTTCTTGCTTCTTACAAGCATACTCATATAGATCTTCCGCCAACTTGATAACATCTTCAAATGTTTTAGTTTCAGCGGTACGCTTTACCCATACTGCTTCATCAGCAGTGAATGGCATAGAAGGATTACCTTTGAAGTAAAGGTTGATACGATCGATCAAAGATAGAGTCTTAGGATCGTCATGTTTTACACCAAAGAAATCATCATCCCAGAGTTGTTTGTAACCTTCAAAGAATGACTTACGAAGACCAGGATATGTTACCTTCATCATACGCTCGATACGAGCATCCTCTATGACGTTCACAAACGCCTTAGGAGCGTTTCCCCAATTGCCTTGAGGGGTATAGAGTGCGTGACCGACTTCGTGACCTACTAGAAGGTCGTATACGGTTTCGGTTGCGGTTTTCCAAATGGGTAGAATCAATAGACGCTTTTCAACATCGAAGCAAGCAGTGCTCACTTTACGGTGCTCAACGGTCAGATTCTCAGTTGCCAAGAGTTTAGCGAGTGTGCCTTTGACTTCCTGATTAATCATTGTCCTCCTTAGATGTCTTTATTCTAGCACGTCATCCAAATATGAGTCAAGCTTACGGACAGTTTCCCAACCGTCCACTGGTCGTGGCACCTTCCTGATTACAATATATCCATCATCTTTATTAGGAATATCGTGATGAGTCACAACCTCATAACTATATTCATTTAGATCCCATTCAAGGTAATCCATTTTTTCTTGGATGTCGAATAGTAAAAGCATACCAGCAGATAGTTCTCGTTTAGGCATTGGATTCCAATGGCGGATTACTCCAGATATGATAAAAACGTTAGTAACCATGTAACTAACAAAAATACAGGTGCGTATGATAGCAACTGAATTATCATAAGGAGATGTTTTGTCGTCACTAAAACTTCCTAGGGAATACTTCCATATTCTAAGAATCGTCCGACATCTTTGAGAAATCGTTGATTTTTTCAAATTTGATAGTCCGTAAGAATTTATCTACCAAGATTTCACCTTTGTGACTGATGACGAATAGGTTGGTTCCCTTTCCTAAACTGCGTAAGATAGCAAGTAATTCTGCTGTAGCACCTGCGTCAAGAGAACTATCAAATACTTCATCCAAAATCAAAAGGTTGGTAGAGACGCTATTCTTCATTCTAGCAACTTCTCGCCAAGTAAACAACAGCGCCAAATCAATTTTCTGTTTTTCACCTTCGGAGAAAGAAGAATATGCAAAGCGATCTCTAAATCGACTCTTGATAACTTCATTGAATTCTTCATCAAGGGTAAAGTTGACAAAGAAGTCCATGTTTTGCAGGTATTTATTAATTAGATTATTGAAAACAGGAACGTATTTCTTAATGATTTGACTTTTGATACCAGAATCTTTCAGCAAATTACCAACAACATTAAACTCAGCAAGGGTCTTACTAACTTCACTGCATTGCTTTTCTGTTTCATCTAATTGTTTTTCAAGTGCAGTAAGAGATTCAACTTCAGCATCAATACTGGGTGTATCAGTTTGAAGATTCAACAATTGTTTTTGAATTTCAAGATTGTCAAACTCTAGACGAACAACTTCTTTATCACTTGCAGTAATTTTACTACGAAGTTCATAACACTTTCTAGAGATAGTTTCCATCTCCTCAACAACACTAACTGCATCAGCAATTTGTTCAGTCAAACCTTTAAATTCTTTTGTGAGTTTCTTACCCTTCCCCTCTAGACCACCAATCACTGCAGTTTTAAATGCCTTTTCAATCTCTTGAGAACAAGTAGGACACTCATCATGTGTCTTGAAAAACTTTAATTCTTTTGCAGCACTCTTAAGTTCAGAGTTGATATCAGATTGAGATTGTCTAAGTTCATTCAAAAGATTTTTTTGATCATCAACTCCTTTGAGAGAACTTTCAACTGCTGTAAGTTCCTTATCAAACTTTACTTTATTCTTTTTCTCTTCTTTGATTCGTTTTTCGTTATCAGTAATTCTTTTCTGTTTCTCTTTTTGACGAGTATCATTTACATCCTTAAGAGAACTAATTAGTTTGCGTTGTGACGCAACTCTTTCTTCTGCAACACTAACCAGATGCTCACAATCTTTACTCTGTGCCAAAGTCGTGCGAACACGATCTTTCAGCAACTGATTCATGTTCGAGAAGATGTTGATATCAAGTAAATCTTCAATAACTTCTCGTCGGTGAGGTGCGGATAGTTGCATGAAGGGGACAAATGTGGATGAACCCAAGATGACGACTTGTGTAAATGACTTGAAGTTGAGTTTGAGAACTTGCTGTTCGAGATATTTTTGCGTGTCCTTAACCGCAGCGTCTTGGTCAACGAGTTTATTGTTTTTATAAAGTTCAAATACATTAGGTTTAATTCCTCTGAATACCCGATACTCATCTGTACCGATAGAGAAACATACCTCTACTTTGGTTCCTTTCTCGTTAATACTGTTTACTAATTGTCCCTTTGTAATCTTACGAAAAGGTTTGTTGAACAAACCAAAACACAAAGCATCAAGAAGAGTTGACTTGCCTGCACCATTAGCACCGACAATTAAGGTAGATTGTGTTTCACTAAGTTCAATTTCTGTCCACTGGTCACCTGTAGATAAAAAATTCTTCCAGCGAATAGTCTCAAATGTGATCATTAATCAAGTGGTGGGATTACAAGGTCATCTTTAGATACAATTGAATATTTGTATCCATATTTGTCGCAATTAATTGCTACGATATCACGCTCAACTTCCATAATATCTAAAGTGTCTTCGTATTCAATTGCTTCCAATTGATTGATATATCTCTCAGCATCATCTCGCTGCTCAAAGATATGAACTACTTTAGTTGAATTTAGAGTGGTGGCATAGATGCCGCCTGTGTTCGTGTCCGTTAAGATAAACATTAGAGTTCGGATGCTTCCATATAGAGTGAACGCATGACAGATTTAATATTAGACTTATTAACCTTTACGTCGATCTCATCTATGTAGTTATCCAACAATGTCAGAGTGTCTTCGGTTTCCAGTACCGCATCACCATTCTCTAGTTCCACACTCAAATCTTCAATAATTTTGAGATCAGCGAGACCTATATCTTGGAGTTGCCTTACTGCATAATCGAACTTAGCATAATCACCTTTGTCTTCGACAATTAGTTTGACGAATGATCCTTTAATTTCGTCCGCACTCGGTATGCTAACTCCACCATTATAATACAACTTATGAAAAGTGTCAAAGGGATTTCTGTAAAAAGTAGTTTTAAGAGTTTCTGTGTCAAAGACATGGAATCCTCTTTTACTTCCGTAGTCATTCCAATAAAGTTGATAAGGGTTACCTAGGTAATGTATATTATCATTATTAGATTTCATGTGATAGTGTCCACTGAACACTTTCTTAAACTTATTGAATGTAGATGGGTCCATGCCATTAAACATCATATGACCTGGATGTGCTTCAAACCCATTAAGCTCAAGGTGACCCATAGCGACACTAGCAGAACTTTCTGCAACAGCACGAAGAGATTTCTCTCGGTTATCGTCACAAATCCAAGGTAAAAGAAGTATAGAAAGACCACCAATAGTAATGGTAGTGGGATCGGTGTAGACTGTAATGTTTCCATACCCCTCAAGTAATTCACTTGGGGCATTAACTCGTAGAGTGTTTTTGTAGTAGATATCATGGTTTCCTACAAGCATATGCATCTTCACACCCATCTCTTCTAGAGGGGTAAACCACATGTCCTTTGCTGCTTCTAGAGACATGAAGTTAATTGACCTACGTTTATCAAACGTATCGCCTAGACACAACACAGTATCAATACCAGACGCTTTGATAAAAGGAACTACGATCTTGCCGTAAAATTTCTTGTAATGTTCTATAAAATGTATGTTGTCGTTCCTGACACCAAAATGCTGGTCTGTAATCAGCAGAACTTTCATCGTTTAGAATTCATTTCAACACGGGACTTAATATGATTATAATCTGTATTTGTATCTCCGTCAACCGTGAAGACATGATCGTAACCAGACTTCTCTAGAATCTTATCTTTAATATCCATCTGTCTTTTTTCTTTTGCGATCCTCCTCAAAAATGCATAGTATACAATCTGAGTAAAATATGCAAAGGGGTTTCTACTCTTAGCAGGATCGAAGTTATCAATATATTGAATACAGTTCTCGATACCATCGCAAACCATATCATCCTTATACATGTAGTTGATAAAGTTTGGTCTATATGATAGGTGAGTTGCA